ATTACGTTTGCAACTATGTCGTCAGCTACAATCGCGCCTGGATAATGATTTGAAAATGTTGGTTTTTGTGTTGTTGGGTCTGTATAGAAACAACCATTAAAAATACCAACAAGCTCAGCACCGGCAGATGATCCACGAGAGATTGATCCGTTTGCATTAAGCACTACAGGATCTCCCATAAAAATGGAGTTCGTTTCGTTGCTAGCAATGGTCATTTCTTGCTGACCTTGTCCGTTATAACCGGAACCTTGCATAAGCACTGGACGAAATCCAAAGTTGCCTTGTTGATTTGCCATAATATTACTCCTTTGTAATACGTATAGTTAATAGTGGTCGTTCAACAAACCGTGCCGATTACGACTTGTTTCCTTTACCAAATGTTACATTGGTTCGCCTTTGGGGTTTACTGATCGGCATCCTTGGATCCTCGATTTTCAATAGATCGCTGTCGACAGCCTCTTTTTGGCTCTCGGTTAAATTTTTATAATAAGCGTTTCGCTCTTCAACGGTCTCTATTGGCATGCGAGCTAACAGTAACCCACCTACCCCTATTACACCTGCGTGTTTACCATCCTCAATGGTAGGAAGTTGCCAGTCAGGATACTCATCGGCTCGAACTAGTTCCCAGCCTTCTCGTAATTTTCCCATGATATTTTTAGTATCATCATAACCTCTAACTGATTCCCTGATCCATCGGTGTTTAAATCCGTCTGGTGCCGGGGGCGCGTCTAATGATGAAGGTCGAGTCCAACCCTTTTTACGAGATGTTTTCTCCCTAGTCTCACTAGATCTTAGCATTTTATTTACCATATTGTCTCCAATCTATACATATTTTGCGTATTGTTCAACAGTAAGTCCTAATTTTTTTGCAATTGCTACCTGACTAGGTGTTAGCTTTACTTTTCTAGAACCTCCAGTTTTTTGTGAACGAGCTGCAGAAGCCACCACCACAGGTGCTTTTTCTTTTACTTCTTCTGTTTTTACCTCTTCAAATTTATGAGGAAACTGTTCTCGAATGTATGAGTTAATTTCTCCATAATACTCATCACTTTTAGGGTCATACCCCTCTTTTAATAGTTTTTTGTGGTGAGCAAGAGCAGTGAAAGTCATGGCTTCATCTTTTCCAAACCACTCATTTTCTTTAGCCCACTCCTCAGCCCTTGGGTCAGGCTGTGCAGGAGCAGGTTGCTGTTCTTTAGGTTTTTCGGCCATTAAACCCTCTTGTTGCTTTTGTAAAGCTTCTCTTTGTTGTTTAGAGGCCAACGCTCTTTCCTCTTCGATTGCCAATCTAGTTAAAGCTCTTTGAGCCTCAACTTCAGCACTTACGTCATTATTAAGTCTTGCGTCAGTTAAAGCTTTTTTGGTTTGTTCTATTTGAGATTTAACTCTATTTTCATATTCACTAAGATAGTTTTCATCTAAAGATTTTATCTTATTTTCGTATTCTTCATATTTTTTCTTAGCGCTTTCTGCAAAACGAAGAGCTTCTTTTTCACGTTGTTCAGTTTTCTCTACTCTGTCCAAAAGTTTTTTAATTCTTCTTTGAACATTTTTGGAATACTTATCTAAGCCATCATCTTTAGAATCCTCTTCTTCTTTTGATGACTCTTCTGATTTTTCTTCATTTGAAACTTCTACTTTTTCTTCTTCGACCTTTTGTTGTTTAGTAGATTCTTCCTCTTGAAGTTCAACCTCTTGACCCTCTCCTGTGGTGTCAAGGTCTACCATTTTTTCTTCAGTCATTTTTATCTCCTTAATAAAGGGTTAGTACATCTTTGGGATCATCTAACTTTGCTAATACTTCATCATCATTAAGAATACGAATTTCTCCGCCCTCAATCTTAACTCTAGAGCCTGCATATTTTGCAAACACAATCCAATCTCCCTTTAAACACCAAGGTCCATTAGGAAATTTATTTTTATCAGCATAAGCATCTGGTCCCATATTCAAAATTAAACCAACATTAGTAGTTAATTGCTGCTCTTCTATTGCTTTGTCTGTCAACAACAAACCACCCTTGGTCTTTTCTACTCCCTTATAAGGGAGCACCACAATTCTCCATCCCGTTGCCTGAGGAACTCTGTCCATGGCGGGCTTTTTATTCTCTTCTTTCTTTTCCTCTTTCACTTTAGGTTTAAAACCTTTAGGAAGTATTATTTTACTCATCTTTCATCACCTCATTGTGTAAGTCTTGGTAGTCCAATAAAAATTGTTCTAAAGCATGTAGCTTACCTAATTGATATTGGTATTCATCAAACGACTTTAAAGACCTAGATAAAAGATCTTCTCTTCTTTCTTCTATCTTTTGTTGAATTAGTTTTTTTACTTTGTAATCGAAACGATCCACTATTGTGTAATTTTCTTAGATTTTTCGAAACTGCGGAGCCCGGCCATTCCGAGCAAGGCCGTGACGAGCGGGAATAAAGTCGACATGTCAAGCTCTGGTAAAGGGTTATGTTGAATACTAAAAGCTGCCAATATAAAAACTAAAAATTGTTTTATTACAAATTCCCACGCTATGGCTAACGCACAGGACATCCCGATGAGGGGCCTCCACGACCGCTGCATTATACCGCCTATGCCTGTAGCTTTTGACTTAGCATCAGCCAAGTTAATATCCATTTGCTTTTTGCTTAGTTCAGCTTCTATTTCTTTTAATTTTGTTTTTGCAGCTAACTTCTCTTCTTCTGAAGTGTGAACGCTGTCGATTACTTTTCCGACAGTTTCTACTAGAGAGCCACCGCCTAATATTTTACTAAGAACCAATATAAACTCCTAACGCTAAGAAAACGACAGCTATAATTACATCACGTTTCTTCACATTAGAAGTAAAGGTTTTAACTTTAGATAGTATTTCCATTAAAATACTCCTTCAAATTTAAGACCCTTAGATGCTATTCCATAACCTCGTTTGGTTTTTTTATCCTCGGGTACTTTGCCTACAGGCATAATTTTTCCCGGTGGAATAGATAAGCCCTGGGATGCAGGACCTTTCTTTGGTGGGACAGTTTTTGTCAATTTATTAACCATTAGTGTACTGTAGGATTATTTTCTTCACTTTGCAACTGAGAAATTTGACTATGAATATAACTATCTGCTAATGCTTCTCCATAAGCATCAACAATAGCCTCTCTACTCATAGCTAACATTACTTGAGCCACTTCAACTAAATTAGCACCTTGATCGACTTGCTCTTGAACAAAACACCTAGTTTGGCTTATAATCTTTTGTACTCGTTTCTCTGTTTGTTTATCCATATTAACAATATAGGTTTTATTTTTTTCTTTTACTAGTTCTCTTTTCGACACCCTTGATAGTGCCTTTATTAGCAGATGCATAAAAAACTGTTTTTCCTTCTTTTTTCCCATACTGCTTCTCCATTGCAGCCTTTATTTTTTTACCTTTTTTGGTTAACGGCATCTCTTGTTCTTTGGTTTAAAGTTCCTGTAGTCATCTTATCATATTGGACTTCAGCCCTTTTATCAGCTATATCATAATCTTTTTGTATTCTAGCTTGATCAATGGCTGTCTTCTGTCTTAATTTTTCAGCGTCTAATTGTATTCTTGCTTGATCTACTTGTGCATCCATTTGATCTTTCATTGCGTCTTGTTGTAATTCTTGTTGTTTGAGTTGTATTGCAGGGTCAGGTCGTCCACCACCAGATAATTGTTGAGATGTTTGTTTTAGTTCTGCCATGAATTGTGCCTCCAATCTAGCTACGACCTGGTCTAACTGATCTTCTTGTGCTTGACCTTGTGACACTAAGAAAGCAGCCTGCTCTTTTGCTTTTAGTGACACATGTTCCAAAATATGTTTTTGTAGCTTCATTGCCATGGGAGGGTTTGCTAATATCATTTGATTTGTTCCGAAAATTAAATGATTTTGAATATGAGCATCATGATCTTGACCTTCATAAGCTTGCAATAGATTACCGTCCAATAAGTCTGAATGTTCTGTGGCGGGATCTTTTGGAGCCACAGGAGAATCTTTTCTTAAAATTTCATCAACATCTTTTATACCTAAAGCTTCATACATTCTTCGATAAGCTTCTTTCATGTTGTGTAAGTCTGGTGCACTCTGAGCTAATTGTAATTCTGTTTGAGCGAGTGTAACTCTTTGTGCAGTGGAAAAAATATTAGGATCAGCGACAGGTAAAACATCTAAACTACCATCAAAATCTTCTGCTTTAATAGTTCTGTCCGCTCCCTCCACAGAGTAAGGATAAGTCTCTGGTAAATAATCAGCGAATACTCTATACAATAATTTAAATTCTTTTCTTTGAGAATAATAACAACGCTTATGTATTGCCGACATAATTTTGGATCCACGCTCTAGTAAAGCTATGGTGGTGCCAACTGGAGCATTTTGATTTCCATCACCAACCTGCATATCTGCAATGCTTGCAAATCTTTGACCAGCTTGAACGACAAAACCTAAAAGGCTGTAAAGAGTTTGTGATGGTTCTTTATAAGGAAGAGGTATCAATGAGTTTCTTAAATCACCATTTGGTGCGTCTATGTCTCGAAACTCTCCTGGTTGTATTGGCTCTGCGTCATCTCTAATTCTAATGCCTCTAGATTTAAAACCTGCTGGTAAATTAGATAAAGTCCCTGCATCAATTAATTGTCTTAAAAGATCTGTAGCTGTTCTCGATAAACCACCAATCATGTGTATTAATCCAAAACCATAAAAACCCAAACCAGGTAAAAACTTATATTGAACAAAATATTGTTTCTTTATTTTTTTAGCATCTTCTTTTTCGTAGTTTCTTCTAATACCTACAACCTTTGTTGATCCCTCTTCAATTGTAACTATGTAAGGAATTTTTATTCCTGTCATCTCTCCTGAATCATCTTTATCTTCAAAATCTTTTAAATCTAATGAAGTATGAAACTCATATAATTTTACAACCTTATCTGCATAACTTGGCTTTTGACCATCTAATTCATTGTATTTTTCTTGAACTCTATCCGCATCAACTTCTTGAGGTAAAATATCTACATCTTTATAAAAACCAGAAACTTGCTTTTTTCTAAAATCATTATAACTCATGTTTATTACATGACACATTCTCTCACAGCTATCTAAATCAGTTGCCATATAATTAACTACCAAATCTTCTGCTGGAACAAACTTGGAAACAGGCCTATCCATTAATTCATCGTAATAAACTTTTTTAAAAGCAGAACCTGCGAGCGGTAAATAAAATAACATTTGATCATACTCAGGAGTATAGTCTTCCATCTTATTCATTAATTGAAAATTCATAAATTCTTGAACGCGTCCTGCTCTTGCATATTTATCAGGAGTTTCATTTCCCATGACAACTGTTCTTACCGGACCACCGGCAGGCAATAGTTCTTTAAACGCAGTTGCCTGAAACTGTGTTGCGCTCTCTGCTAATAAAGGATGAGTTGCACCACTGGCACCTTGAAAAGGTCTAGATCTAGTTTCATAGTTTAGACCAAGTAGACCTAATCCTTTGACGTAAGCATCCTCCCAATCTTTACGTGAAGATTTATCGCTTTCAAAATCTCCCATAAGTTCATTAGACAGAGTCTCTAAATCTCTATCGTCTATTACTTCTGCTAAGTTAGAGTAAAACTCTATTTCAGGTAAGGCCTCTCTTGGATCAAAGTCTACAGTGGCTCCACCCTCTTCATCTATTTGAACATCTATTCCCTCAGGGGCTGGAACACGTTGTCCATCCACTATAACTTCAGTTTCTTTTTTTAAAATTTCAAGTTCAGGTTTACCGCCTAGGTTTAAAGCTTTGTCTATATTATCTACCATTGTTTATAGGTCTCGTTAAATAATTTATATCAACTAATCCACCATTTACAAGCGATGGTATTTCTGGAATAGAGATAACTCCTCCTTGTTTTTTAAGTTGTATATTATTTTTTTTAAGTAAATTAATTACTTTTGTTGAGTTGAGGATGGCTTCGTATCCTTCGTCTCTTTTTTTGGAGATGTTCTCAATTTTTGAAAAGATATCGATGAACGACTCTGCGGTAAGTTCAACTTCTTGATCTGCTCGGGTGTCATTTTGTATAAAGTCATTTATATTTTCCTCATATTGGTTACTTTCTATATAGTCACCATACCATACTGTGTCTATAATACCAACCTTTAAATCTTTGCCAAAAACAGTTTGTAATGCTTTTTCAACCTTTTCATTGTCTGGTTTTCCTTCAAAGGAGATTGTATCAAGAACAAATCCTCCTGTTACAGGAACTACGTTGAAGTCATATCCAGATAAGCTGTGAACTTCTTGTAGTTGTTTTCTGTCAAATTTTGTATTTGGCACATAAAAAGAAGTTGTTTGCATCACTTCCGCATCGGGTTGCTCCATCCCTTCTTCCACAGTAAAGAAATTACTAGAAGCAGTTGCAGCTTGGTTTAAATTTTTTCCAAGAACAGACAATACAAATTTTCTTTGATCATCAGTTAGTTGAACCATTTGACCCTTATTATTACTATAAACTGACGGGATATATACGTTGTCTCCCACGTTACCTTCAAAAGTACCATACCCTTGTATCATCCTTGACATGGTTACTTTTTGTCCAACAACTTGAGAAACTAATTCTTCAATTATAGAGGGTGCTTTTCCTGATTTTGTTATTAACGATTTATTAGCATTTCTGTTTACCTTATCTATGCTGGACATTAAAACACTATCATCAGGGAAGCTTTGAATTAACTGTTCAATCTTTTGTCCTTGAGGACTTAGAAAAGATCCTGACTCAACTGTCATCTTAATACTTTCCTCAAATGGTTTTACTGTTTTTTGTAAATCTCTAACAAAATTAGGATCAGTGATAGATTCTTTTGTAATATCGTATCCTAGTTTTTCTAATTCATTTAAGACCTGTGGACCTATTTCTGAAAAATTTGTAGATCTGCCGCCCCGGCTTTCCGTCCACATCATGGCTTGTAATTCAAAAGGTTGAAGAGGCTCGTCTTGCGGGTCTTTTATATTGACATTTTCTGCAAGGTTATTGAGAGTCATTGTCATTAAAGCATACAAGTCTGGGTTGTTTGCTAAAGTCTCAGGATTCATTCCAAATATTTTTGCCATTTGTAAATCGTTAGTGGTATTTGGTAACCGGTCGTCTGTCCCTGCAAAATATTTAAAAGTATCAGTGTAATTTCTAAATTTTGGTGAATTAATTTTGGAGTCTTTATCTTTTAATAATACGTCTAAACTTTGAGAAGTTTTAAATCCCATTCGTATAGGTCTGCCTGCTAATACGTCTGACATTACTCCCAGGGCTATTTCTAAGTTTTGCTTAGGATTAACTCCTCCCGAGGTAGTAGAAACAATCTCTAAAAATAATTCTCTTTCTTTATCATCTAAATCTAAATCAGTCATTAATCCATTTAGAAACTCTCCACTTTGTTGCCACCAATATCTTGCTTTCTCATCTCTTTGAAGAGCGTTGTTTAACAATGAAATGTCTGGCATTGTAAAATTAAATTTTTTAGCTAGCTCCTCTGCATTAATACCTGTTGCCTCTTCAAACTCTTCAAAGGTTTTGTTTTTAACTTGTTCTACTGTTTTATTGTTAAACTCATAATTTATTTTAGGAGCCTCTTTTGTTGTATAGTCCTCATTTCTTAAATCCTGATCTCCAAATACTTTTTGAGGATTAACGGCTTCAACATATGAATAAGGCTTGTCCGTTTTCATTTTGGGAGTAAATTCTTCTGGTAAAATGTTTATAGCGTCCTCTGTAAATATTTCTCCTACTTTTTTTCCTTCAATGTCATATCCAAGTATTTTTACATCAA